GAAAAGATCGATGACCTGTTGGACATCTGGATCGACACAGCCCGCCAGGTTGAAGTCGGTTGGCCTGCTGCATCGATGCTCAGTAAGTTCATCGAGTACCGGGGCAGCTTCCAGGATAGTCACAAGCCGGCAGGGTTAGAAATCTATGTTGAGAGGCAACAGACCCGGCACGCAAAGTTTGCAGATATAGACGTGGCGCTGTCTGAACTAGATGAAGACAAGGCTATGTCGATTTTAGCTAAGCGGTACTTTCAAGGACTGACCGAGGAGGGGAAGACTTACACGAACAAAGACCGAGCCCGCCAGATAGGACAGAACCTCAAGCAGTTTGAAAACAACTGCGCAGCTGCTTACAAGCAGTTAGAAAAGACCCTCGATCTGTTACAAAAAAGATCAGAATACACTACATATTCTCAGTGAATGCTATTACGATTTTAGTAGTGTGGACCTCTGTCGCCTTGACCAGAGATCAGGCAAATCCCTAGCCAGGGGTCCACGCTCCCCTCATGAAAGCACTCGAACTAATCAAGCGCCAGGAAGGCTTGCGCCTCCACCCATATGACGACAACGGTGACCAGAGCATAGGCTATGGTCGCAATTTGACGTCGGTTGGAATAACTGAGGCAGAGGCAGAGCACCTGCTCCTCAATGACCTTGATCGCGTGCTAGACGAAGTCCGCAGCAGATACGATTACTTTGACGGATTGTCAGAGAACCGCCAAATAGCGGTGCTGTCCCTTGCCTACAACCTGGGGGCTACACGCCATGCCAAGTTTGTTAATCATCACGGAAAAATGGCTGCGGGGTTATACGCCGAAGGCGCTGCTGAGATTTATCCAAACAGTCTTTACGCGCAACAAGTCCCGAACAGGGCCAAAGAAATCGCGGAGATTATCGCCAGTGACACCTTGGAATTATGAAGCGTACTGTGAACGGGTCGTTGATGGTGACTCGATAAAGTTCGTGGTGGACCTCGGGTTCGCGGTAAGCAAGCGCGTGGACGTGCGACTGTTTGGTGTAGACACGCCAGAAATGCGCGGTGGTACAGATGAGACCAAGGCTGCGGCTAAGTTGGCAAAAGCCCGAGTCGAAGAATTAGTACCCCCAGGGGCGAAAGTATTTTTACGGTCGGTTGAACTAGACAAGTTCGGTCGTTCACTAGGTGTTGTGATCACCGGGGAAGGTGAGGTGATCAATGACATCCTCGTCGAGGAGCATTTGGCCGTGACCTACGGCGGTGAGAACAAAGAGGAAGTCGCCCGCGAGCACGAGGCCAATCTGGCTTGGCTTAAATCTGAGGGAAAATTATAGGCATGGCGAAGATTGGTAAGCCTACAGAGGTGCAGGAAGCCAAGATCGAAGAACTACGCCGCCAGATCGAGGCCTACACGCAACGTCAAAAGAAGCGGAAGCACAAGTCCCAAAGCGTGAAAGTCATACGCCGAAAAATGTATGAAACTTAAAAGCCTATTAGGCGCACTCGCGCCCACGCTCGGAGCGTCCATAGGCGGACCTCTGGGCTCCCTGGCAGTCAAAACAATCGCCGGCAAGCTAGGCGTGGCCAACACAGAAGAGGCTGTCACAGCAGCTGTGGAGAGCGCCACGCCCGAGCAGAAGGCGGTCTTAGGTCAGGCCGACCAAGAGTTCGCGATCCGAATGCGCGAGTTGGACATCGACGCCTTCCGCGTACAGACAGCAGACGCACAGCATGCCAGGGAAGCGCACAAAGGCGAGAAGTTTCCGATTTTCTTCGGGTCGGTAGTGCTGATCGGTTTTTTTGCTTACGTGTTCCTGATTACCGTGAGCCCGCCGGCTCAGGCAGACTTGGCATTATCCAACCTTATCCTAGGAAATTTATTTGCCGTGGTGTCTGGGATATCGGGGTATTTATACGGTCAGCAGAACGGCAAAAAGTAAAGATAAGGTTTCAAGGTAAATCTGATGGCAATTCCGGCTGCATTAGCGGCGCAACTGACGCCTGAACAACTCGCTGCGCTAGAGCAGATCACTGGTCTGGGCGCTTTCGGCCGGTATCCTCAACGTATGCCGCAACAAATGCGTGCTTACAATCCTAGTATCACTGACAGGATTAGCATGGCTGCGTCTGACGTTTTTGGTAATGATCCAGTTGGGCGCCGTCGCCAAGGCGTTGTGAGTTCAACGGTCGATAACCTGACTCCGTTGCCGGTGGCCGATATTTTGCGCGATGCCCAGGAACAATATGATCGCGGCGCATACGGTTCGGCTGCGGCAAACACGGCAATAGCTGCTATTGGTGTGACGCCAGTCGGCAAAGCCTCACGCCCAATGCGCTCGGTCCGGGGGTCACAGCGACAGAAGTTCCCTGGCATATTTAAAGAGCCAGAGCAGCTTGTACAAGAGGCTAACGCCATGGTCGCGCCGGAATCTGGTGCGATGCAGCGGTTGTTCGGAGTTGATCGACAAGACCTGTACGACATCGGATCAACCAGGGCGGGCAATCAACCAGTAGATTTACCTGGCATGCCGGCTAACCCGAAGGGCACAGCGCATGGCAAAAATGTCATGGAAAAGCGGAACGAGCGCCGATTGGTGAACGCTCTCGAGGCTAACAGAGGCACGCCGCTCGAGCAGGGCATGACCGGGTGGTATGTCATGGACCCGGTTTATCAACGGCTAGAGGAGTTGCTCGGGCCCGTCCAGGCTAAAATCGAGTACAACAATCTGAACACGCTGACCGGGTTGCAGAGCCCACAGAGCGATGTTCTCACTGAATTGAAGCGAGGCACAGCTGCTAATTTCTTAAATAAGCAGGGTCGCTTCGACGATTTTATGGCGTTTGGCGGCATGTCGGCCGCTGCACGACGGCAAATGGGCAGTGCTTACCCGGCGGACATGTTGGCAATACCTGGCCATACGGGGCACAAGACGAGCGCAGGCATACCTACTCGCAAATTCTTGGAGACAGGTTCAGCGCAACAAACGTCACCGAAAGTGCCGGCATATATCCAAGCATCCAGTGTGCCAGAGGTCGGCTTCCAAACGAGCTTCCCAGTGGGTGACGCACACTTCAGTCGCGGCATTGGTCTGACTGACGTGCGCCCAGAGAAGAAAACAGACATGTTCAGTTCGTGGTCAATGCCAGAGGCGGCTGAACTAGCGCCGTGGTTCCGTGAGCAGATTGCGCGTCAGGCAGGGTATGAGGCAGTACCTGCGCAAGCCAACCTATGGGGCTTGTTAGGGCCGCAAACAGGCGTGGACACGCAGATAGGCGCTCCTAAGCTAGAGTTACTTAGTGACTTAATTATGGACACTAGCAAGCGGTTGAAGGTGAGTCCTGAAGACGCGAGGGATATGGTTCTGACAGGTCAGACGCATGCAGGGTTTGCAACGCCGGAAATGTTGGCAGCACTAAGTGCGGCAGGGCTAACTGGGGCTGCCTTAATGCGCGAGGATTAGTTTAAGTAACGCTCGCGCTCGGCAGGACTGAGAAGGTTAAGGCAGACGGGATCGTCGAAGGCATAAACTAGCTTCACTAGTTCGAACATTTCCTCCGGTGAATGCAGCGAGTCTAACGCCCATGTATACGTCTGACCCTCTGCAACGACAATTAGATGTGAATCGGTAGGCATCGCCTTCAACCTCGCAGGCCGGGAAGATTGGCATGCAGTTGCGCCAAAGCGCTGTGGACAGCTGTTGTGTCCCTGGCCATGTATGCCTCCAGGGCGCGTTTAGCATGCTCTTTGGCTCGGGCTCGAAGGTGGTCGTCAAACGGGTAATCAGCAATGGCCTGATACGCCTTGTTTATTTGATCCTTAGCGTTTTCCATTATTGGTCTCCGGTATGCAGGGTGCGCAAGTTGGAATAAATGCCCTAGCCCGCTTGCGCAGCCGCTTGTTGTTACCTGTATTGGGATAAGTTTGAAAAGGCGAGTGTCGGATGCACTTGCTTCAGTTTCAGATAGCGGCCGTAGAACATTTTGCCACCCGCTACGATGTCGGGTTCGTTAGCATAGTGGCCCTCGTGGTAATCGATCTGCGCACGATTGTCCAGGTCGCTGCCGAAAGTCTCCAATACATCAACGTCAACGAGTGTTGAAGGTTTGACCTGCTCGCTTTTAAGAGCGTTTAGGAACTCGACATAACGCTGTCGCACATCGTCATTGAGGCCGTCCGCGCACTCAATAAATTTAACGAGTGCTCCGTAAGCATATTGGTTAACGGTAAAGCGAATACCAAATTTCACTTGTTGCATAATCAGTCTCCAGATAATTACTGAGCCGCTGTTACGCGGCTCTAAGTCGTGCTTGTCGAACGGTGTCCCATTCTTCCATTTTGTCTTTGTAATAATTAACGACATCTTTCTTGCTGAAATCCTTGCCAGATTCTTCCTCGATCAGACGACCCTTACTGGCATACCAAGGCTTACCGAATAACTCTGATGCCTCGGCGTCATATTGATGCTCGTAGACGCAAATAATTTTGCCGTCTGTCAAACTGTTCCAGAGGAAAATCCGATATTTAACGTCACCCGCGTGAGCGTCTGCATATTCTAATGTAGTGACTATTCGCTTGCTTAATGTGTCTTTTTTGTTTCTGACGTTAATCATCGTTTTGCTCCGTGTGTGTGTTTCTGTGTATACGGTAAGTATACAATGTATATATCGTCGTATACAACATATACTTTAGCGATGGATGCAGAAAAAAAGCGAAAAGAATTGGTAAGCCAACAGGCTGAGTTGTCGCGGGGTTGGGTGTCGTTTCCCCTGGACGCAAGGTGCAGCCGGTGTGGGTACGACTTCCTCGAGCACCCGAATCCACACGCCATCATTACTGGTTGCCCTAAATGCGGGCGCAGTTTCTGTGAGTAGAAGATGAAACCACGTAAAGGCAAGGCAAAGGTCAAGGTAACCGCGTCAGGCAAGAAGGTCTCATACGGCCAGGCAGGCAAGGCCAAAGACGGTGGACCTCGAGTTCGTCCGGGAACGGCTAAGGGCGACGCCTACTGCGCCAGGAGCGCCGGGCAGATGAAACGCAGCCCGAAGGCCGCAAAGAATCCGAACAGCCCGCTACGGCTGTCTCGCAAACGGTGGAAATGTAAGGGGACCAAGAGTGGCAGGTAAGAAAGGCTTGTACGCCAACATCCACGCGAAGAGGAAGCGCATCAAGGCCGGCAGCGGCGAGAAGATGCGCAAGCCCGGTAGCAAGGGCGCTCCTACAGCTAAACAGTTCAAGGCTGCGGCTAAGACCGCAAAGGGGAAGAAGAAGTGAAGGGTAAGCACGCAAAGGCCGGTATGCACAGCGGTAGGCGCTCTGGTATGCCGTATGGCAAGAAGGCGGCCAAGAAGACAGCAAAGAAGACTACGAAGCGCCGTTGAGCAAAGTAGAACGCCTCGTGCAGGTGTGGACGCCTTCCAGGGGTACGGATATCCGGGACATGCTTGCTCAAAGTTCCTGTCCGCGGTGTGCTTATCACCTGCAGATACTCGAGGAACTCACGGAGGAGGAGATCGCTTTCAACGCAACGTTGTACTGTCCACGCTGTGATGACAGATGGACGGTGGTGGGGCGGCTAACAGAAACCATTCATTAGCAAGGATCGCTATGGATATACGGTTAACGAACTTCGAAATACTGGATGCCGCTGCAGTTGGTGTCCAGAGACAAGTACAGAACATTCATCACGGTGCCAGGCAGAAGTATGGCGCCGGGAACAGTCAGAACTGGCAGATCGCTCTCGAGGGAGCGCTAGGCGAGAAAGCACTAGCCAAGTACCTGGGTATCTACTGGGCCGGTAAGGGTGGCATAGGTGACCCGGACGTCGGCGAGCATGATGTCAGGACCACAGCACATCCTGAAGGGCGGCTGATCGTTCACCCAGAGGATCACGACGACAGGTTCATCTGGTTGCTGACAGGTGTCTACGGGCAGTACACGGTCCGCGGTGGGATTCTAGGTAAGGACGCCAAGCAAGAGCGGTGGTGGTGTGATCCTACAGGGAAGGGCAGGTACGCATACTTCATTCCCCAAGAGCGGCTGACTCATATCTATCCAAAGGCTACAGGATACTGTGAGTGCGGCAACCTAGTAGAGATTCACCATGGAAGTAGTATTGATAGGCCTAGTCATTAGCATCGCAGTGATATGCAATTCCCAGTAGGCGGCAAGAGTTTATCCACCATTAGGAGTTAGAACCCTATGACAAGTTTGAAGACAGCGCTCGAAGCGGCAGAAGCAAAATCGATCAGAACGCAGCGTTACGCCGATCTTGAGTCTGAGATCGGCCGAGCAATAACTGCCTGTGCCGCTAATGCGGTAGACGATGACGGCAATACAGCTATGAAGCACTCTCAGTCTGTACTGAACCTAAGCAATGCTCTCAGTGTGCTTAAGAGGGATATATTCCAGTGACCTTGGGTATCGCTCTACTGCTTTGAGCGGCGCGGGTACACGGCGTGCGGGGGTGAGAGGGATATTTCTCTGTAACAGAGAGGCTCCTGGCCGCTAATGGGCGCGCGATGCTAGGCGCTCGAGGTGTCGGAATCAAGGCATTTCTGGGTTCCCGGACCACAAGATATAGGGGTGCGGTGCACGGGTGTCGATTTTGCGTTTTCGCGCCCCAATAAAATCAACGACTTACGCGATATTTCCGGTAATTTATATTACCGGAAGTAA